ATTACCCCACAGGACACAATGATGGCCCGGTCGTTTGGAGAAATATACCCTGAGATAGAACAATACCTTAAGGGCAAAAGCGTTGTGGCTCACAATGCCCAATTTGAAATATCCTGTCTCGGGCAAATTCTTGTTAAGTGTGGAATACCAACTCCGCCGATTCGCTGGTATTGTACCAGAAAAATTTATAACTTGAGCCTTGCCGATGCTTGTAAGCGGTATGGAATAAGTTATACTCCGCATGATGCCCTTAGTGATGCAGAGGCTTGTGCCCAATTAATGATAAAAGATATTTTAAGATAATGGCAAAATCAAGATTTACAAAAGGAAATCAATATGGCAAGGCAACCCAATTTAAACCGGGGAACCAAGCCTCCAAAGGCCACGGCAGACCTCCGAAGTTGCCAAAGTTGGATGAATACCTGGCAAAAATTTTAGGTGAGGAAATGCAAACCAAGACAGCCGGAAACGATGCCATTGTAGCTATTGAAATTATTTTAAAAGCATTACGACTAAAGGCCGCAAAAGGTGATGTGAAAGCAGCCACGCTGCTCCTGGAGCGTGCTTATGGTAAACCGAAACAATTTATTGAACAGGTCAACAGAAATGAAGTTGATCTCAGCTCTCTCTCCAATGACGAATTATTTTTAGTAAAAAAGATACAAGAAAAAAACAATCCCAATGACGCAACTGGACAGGATGCTGGAGATACCGTATAGTGAAATTTGCGCAGAGTTATACAGGAGAAAAAACTTTTTAGTACAGGCAACAACTCCGTGGGGTATCCACGAAAAGCAGTTATATGCGCTCCAGTTATTAAACTCGCCAGATATTACCACTATTGGATACGGTGGTAGCGCCAGGTCTGGCAAAAGCTGGATTGCAGGCGAATACCTTACCATGTCATGCCTGGCTTACCCGGATACGGGATGGGGATTAGCACGGAAGGAATTAAAAAATCTTAAAAGAACAACCCTTATCACACTCTTTAAGGTTTTTCAAAAGTATAAATTGCGGATTGGATTTGACTACAATTACAATCAACAGGATCAGATTATCACATTTAAAAATAAGTCCCAAATATTTTTAATTGATACTGCATATCAACACGCCGATCCTTTCTATACAAGGTTTGGAGGTTATGAATTAACCGGAGTTGTTGTTGATGAGAGTAATGAAAGTCCTTACCAAGCAATCGAAATTCTAAGTTCCAGAACAGGATTCCGAAAAAATTTGGAATACAACCTGCCGCCAAGAACTCTGGAAATGTTTAACCCGGATAAGGGCCATGTTTACAATAGATTTTATCTACCGTATAAAAATCAAAGGGAGGATTCAGATAAGAAGTTTATCAAGGCGCTCCCATCGGACAATCCCGATCCGCAGGTAAAAGTGTGGATTGAGAACCAAGAAAAAACCGCAAGTGAAGTAACAAAGCAAAGGCTAATCCATGGCAATTTTGACTATGACGATACCAAAGATCGCCTCATTGACCATGATTCTATTAACGATTATTTCAGTAATGCGCACGTTCTTCCCGGAGCCATAAAATATATTACTGCCGATATTGCCAGGATGGGAAAAGATGCCACGGTGATTCGGGTATGGGCCGGATTAAAGGTAATTGAGAGAGTTCAAATTTATAAAAGCCCGGTAGATAAAACCGCCGCAGAAATTCGTGCAATCGCTACAAAGCACGGAGTTACAATGAGCCGCACTATTGTTGATGAGGATGGGGTTGGCGGCGGTGTCCGGGATATTCTTAATTGCTATGGATTTGTCAATAATGGAAAACCTATTGGCAAAACAAATTACATGAACCTAAAAGGGCAGTGCACATTTTTAATGGCAAAATTAATTACAGAAAAGAAAGTTTACGAACCGTGCGAGAACCCTATGCTCCTACAAACAATCAAAGAGGAAATGGATTGGGTACGGGAAAGAGGCATTGATGATGATGGTAAATTAAAGGTAATTTCTAAGGATGAGGTCAAAGCAGCGATTAGGCGTAGCCCGGATGATTGGGATTCAATAATGATGAGAGGATTTTTTGAATTGGGAACTAAGTTATAATTTTTTATATTTACGCCGATGAAGCAAATAAAAGGTATTATTCCAACGGTGAAGTCCTGGCTTTGGGGAGATTCTTTTCAGGATGTTACCTATGACGAGCAACAGACTTATGTAAACGCCACAGGTAATTTGGACACTTGGTGGAAGTTCCTGGCATCCACTCATACATTTGGCCGAATGGCGCTGATCAAACTTGTCGAGATTGGCTACACCAATAGCCCGGCAGGTTTTGGCATCATTAATAAAATTCTTTTAGCACAAAAAAATATAAATTTTGTTCCTTACTGGAATGGAAAACCTTACCTAAAATATGGAAAGACAATTCCATTTGATGCAAACTACGGGCTGCAAATGCTTCTGCTTACTGGAACCTGCATTGTTTATGAAAAGGAAATTGTCGGCTTCCCATCGGAACTAAAAATATTAAATACCCTGGACATTGAGGAGACCTACCAAGGCGGCGACTTCTCTTATCGTTATTACAATAATGATGGAACCTGGAGCGTACTTGATAATGAGAAAATGATTATCATAAAAATTCTTGATCCGGGAAGAAAGAATACTCAGATGGGATTAAGTCCGTTCCAAGCGGCTCTCATGCCGATTGAATCTCTTAAGGAAATGTATGTGGCCGATACCAGCACTCTAAAAAATAAAGGTGTTGATGTTCTCATTACAAATGATTCTGATTCGCCGATCGTTGGTATGGAATCAGCGGAAATGGATAAGGAACTTAATGACAGGTTAAGAGGAGCCAGGCGTGCAGGTGGCGTTGCAACTTCAACTTCCAAACTCCGTGTGCTTAATGTGGGCAGATCAACAAAGGAACTTGCCCTGTGGGATGGATATAAAATTAAATTGCGTGATCTCTGCAATGTTTATCAGGTGGATTCCGGGCAGTTTAATGATCCAGATAATAAAAAGTTCTCCAATGTCCAGGATTCAAATAAAGCCCTGTATAATGATTGCGTAATTCCTTTCACAAAACTAATCACAGAAAATCCAATACTTAAGCAGAAACTAGGTTATGAAATTTACCTGGACTTGTCTGGCATAGACTGCTTACAAGAGGCGCAAAATACAAGGGCAGAGAAAGCAAAAACCACAACAGATGCCATCGTAAGCCTTAATGCCGATGTAAAGGCCGGGACAATTACTGCCGATATTGCTGTTAAAATCCTTGTCAGTGAATGGGGTTTTGGACTTGCCGAGGCTCAGGGCTATATCGTATCCGAGCCAGTACAACCTGCTATATAAATTTTGAAAATCAATAATTAATTTTTATTATTGCTACCTACTATGAGCAACACAGATAAATCCGCCGAAAAAAAGATCGACAAAAAAGCGATGGAAAAATCCATGAAGCAAAAAAAGAAAATTTTAGATGGTAATAAAATCGTAAACAAATGATAAGGATACCTGAAGGTTTACAAGGAAAAGAATTACTGGCATTTTTATTTGCAAATAAAAATGAACTGATAAAACAGAAATGTGCTTTTCCGATTAAGTCGGAGGCGTATAGTTATCCTTATTCAGTTGAGAAACCTGTTAAGAAAAATAATAAGGCAACAAGAAAAGCCGCCGGAGATATATCGGTTGTGGAGGATGACAACAATGAATTAAATATTGTTGCCATTGCCAATGCTGCCAACTGGATCGATTGCCAGATGGATATGCTGCTCCCGGATTGCTGGAAAAAAACCATAAAAGAAAACGGGCCGGATGGTAAGAATAAAATTTACCACCTAAAAAACCATCATCAAAATACAGATGGAATTATCGGCAGACCTACTGCGCTTTATTCCGAAGATTATTCCTTAAGTGATTTGGGAATTGATATGGTCGGCACTACTCAATGCCTTGTTATGGAATCGGCAGTAATGGAGGCATTAGATGATAAATGCTACGACCTGTATTCTGCCAAGATGATTAATCAGCACTCAATCGGTTTACAGTATGTAAAACTTGATATTGCTATTAATGATCCAAACTGCCCGGCAGAATTTGCCATCTGGAATAAATATTTCATGCAGGTAATTAATAAAGATGTTGCCACTAAGACCGGATATTTTTGGGTAGTGTATGAAATTAAATTACTGGAAGTATCTGCCGTTCTTTGGGGAGCAAATGAACTTACTCCGACTATTGATCCTGATGATGCAGGTGATGATATGACAGGAAAAGAAAACAAGCCGCCGAAAGGCACTGGTAATAAACAGGAGCCGGATAACACTCCAAGCGTATCTGAAATGATCGCACAAGCAAAAATAAATCTTTAACCCTAAAACGAGAAAAAATCTTTATGAATGAAAAAGAATTTGCGCTTCTTGTCGAAAAAGTCGGCGAAGCAACGGCTCTAAAAATAAAAGCCGAAATGGAGAAAGCCCAAAAGGAGCTTGACACCAAGATTGAAAATGCCATGAAAAATAACGCCAGCAAAGAGGAAGTAAAAACCCTTATCGCTGATGCTATCAAGGAGGCAAACGAAGTTGCAAAAGCAGCTTACGATAAAATCCTTAAAGAACAAGGAGAAGCAATCGCTGATTTGAAATTGAAACTCAAATCTCATGGCAGCAACGGTAAGCCGCTTACCTTTGCAAAATCGCTTCAACTTGCCTTTGAAGAGAAAATGGATGTTCTTAAAGAGATCATCAAGTCTGGCAAACAGGATAAGCCATTTATTATCTCGGTTGAAAAAGCCGCCATTGACATGGGAGAGGATAATACAATCGGCTCCGGTGCAACTCAGTACACCATGACGCAAAACACCGGGATTATTTCACCAATCAGGAGAAGGTTGGAAAAATATCTTGGTCACGTTTCTGTGGGTTCTATTCAAAATGCGAGAGCATTGTGGATTGAGGAAACAGATGCACAAGGTAATCCAATATTCATTGGTGAGGCTGATGCCAAAATCAAATTATCTTCTAAATGGATTGAGCAAAGTGCCTCTGTTAGAAAGATCGGTGTTTATGGTAAAGTTACAACTGAGATCATGGATGACCTTCCACAGCTTATCTCTTACATCAAAAACTCATTGATGAAAAGACTTAGCGTTAAAACAGAGGATCAGCTTGTATCCGGTGACAACGTGGGCGACAACCTGAATGGAGCAGAAAACCTTGCCACTGCATTTACTGCTGGTGCGCTTGCTGCTACTGTGGAAAGAGCAAATGAGTTTGACGTTCTTACTGCCATTGCATTGCAAGTGGAAGTTGCAAACGGTATTCCTACCGCAATTTTAATCCATCCATCTACATGGGCTAAAATGAAAACACTGAAAGATGAAGTTGGACAACCTATCTGGAAACAGTATGTTGATCCAATCAGCAAATCTGTGGTGTTTGAAGGCATGGAAATTGTTACAACTACTGCGGTAGATGCAGGTGACTTCGTTGGTGGTGATATGAGCATTCTGAATGTTCTTTTCAGAGATCAAATCACTATTCAGATCGGCCTTGATGGAACCGACTTCACAAGCAACTTGAAAACAATTCTTGTTGAAAATAGATTGGTGCAGTTCGCTTCTGCCAATGACAGGCCATGTCTTGTTACTGGCGACTTCGCAACCGCTATGACAGCGCTTGAATTGGTTCCAGTTCCTTAATAAATTTTTAAACCCAAAAATAAAGCAGGTGTAATTCGCCTGCTTTATTTTTACATCTTACAAACACAATGGCAAAAGAAGAAAAAGAAAAAAAAGATCAAGGACAACCAAGTGTTATTCCACCAACACCGGGAGCCGATGACAACAATACACCTGGAGCCGATGGCGCAGGGGATGGAGATAAAGACAAGGATGCAGACAAAGGCAAGGATAAAGACAAAAAACCTGAACCTGCTGTCGAAGTTCCTGAACTAAATGATAGAAAAGAGTACAAAATTTCTATTACAAAGAAAACAAAGCACCTTAAAGAAGGTCAAATCAAAACTGTTTCCGGTAATATTGCAAGGCAATTAATCAAAATCGGAGTAGCAAAACTGATTTAATTTTTATTTTAATTTCAAAAACTCTTAACTTTTAAATTATTATCAACCTTTAACAAAAAATAAAATGAAAAAATTATCCTTATTATTAATCGGGTTCGCCATAGTATTTGCTACTGGCTCCCTGTCGGCTCAAACATACACAATGACGCAAAGTGGCGATACTGTGGTGAATACAGCAACAAAGGCCTGCTCCCTTAAAGTGGCTCATGCGTACAGACAGATAACAATAGCCGCATTGCTTACAAAAATAAGCGGAACGGTTGCCGGGACTGTCACGCTTCAGAGTTCTGTGGATGGCACAAACTTTTTCACACTTGACAGTGCGGCAATCCAAACCGATGGGACTATAAACTCACCGGCTACATATACCGCAACGAATGTGGCATTGCAACAAAAGGTATGGATCATAAATTATAATCCGTATTTGTGGTATAAGCTATCATGGACTGGTTCCGGTACAATGTCTGCAACCCTTAAAGGCTATCTATTACCAAGAGAGTAAAAGAGAATGGCGATAAATATTTTAATCTCTGAGGATGATTTTGTCGGCAAGTGGGAACTTGCTAAAAGCAATGACGACAAAATTGACGAGTACATTCAGGAATACGAAGAACAGTATTTAATTGAATTGCTCGGCAAGGAACTTTATGATTTATTCAAAGCCGATCTCACGGCTGGCGTTCCTGGCACTCAGATTTACAAAGATATTTTTGATCCATTCTCAATAAAAATAAGTCAGGCCGTGATCATTACATCCAAAGGGATGAAAAAAATGCTGACCGGTCTGATTTATTTTCAATATGTAAAAGACAATAAAACCAAGCAGTCTATGAATGGAGCCGTAACTCAGCAAACGGAAGTTTCAACTCCATCGGATAATACTTTTCTCTATCAGAGATATAATGATGCAGTCAGAACTTACCAAGCCATTCAAACATACATAATACAAAACATTGCCATTTATCCAACTTTTGCAGGTGTCGTAAAAAAGAAAACATCCTTTATTTAATTTATGGAATACATTGGAAGAAAGGAAACGGTTGACGTAATCGGCGATCTCATAACCGCCTGGAACCTTCCATTTGAAATAAAATCCGTTACGGATAACGGCCCGTATCAAGGTGGCCCGAATAACTCCTATACGATTACCACCTGTAAAACTTATTATCTGGTTCCCGGAAAGCGCAGGTTTATTTATATTGATTCGGTCAAATATACTATCCTGGCAGTACAGAATAATGCAGCCATAACCATTATAGGATCAGTCTTGCCGCCAATAATAACATTT